AGGGGAGGCAGTCGTAATTGAGTACGACTACAACGCGGACCGCTGCCCTGCCCCTTGTTCCGATCCTCCAGCGCCACTTACTCGGGCGCCACTTCCTCCGGCACCACTCCAACTGGTCGCTTCTGACGAATGGGCCGCGCCGATCTGGCGGGAGCTCCACGACCTGCACACCCAGCCAGAAGCCCGGAGGCGGCGCGTCCTCGAAGCTCTTGCAGGACGAATCCCTTGCGGCGAATGCAAGCTGGAGACGCTCCGAAAAGTCCCTTCGCTCCTCGAAATCGTCGACGAACCAAACGCGCTGCAAATAGCCATGATCGACTGGCATAACGAAATAAACGTGAAAAAAGGCAAGCCGGTTTATTCTCCGCAATAATCTGCGCAGGTCTGCCATTGAGTGGCAGGGGCGAAAAAAAGCCTGCCATTGAGTGGCAGGCGGGGGAATCACAGGTTTGGGGGTATAACTCGCGACCTTTAAGTAGAAGATGACAAAATTTATTATCCTCCTCAGCTTATTCGCTTCCGCGTCCGTTTTCGGTCAGTGGTATCCGTTGACACCTTTGGCCGAAGGGACGCCAACCTGTGATGATTGTTCGGCCGATGACTTTCGCGGGGGAGGTAAAAAGGCTTTCTGGAAGTCCGGCTGTACTGGGATTGAGGCGCAGGCTTCGGGTTCGGGTACGGTTGAACTCTGGTGGTGCCGGCAGGGCACGATGTCTCTGCTTGGTAGTTTTGAGGCGGGGACGGTGGCTTGTTTTCCGGTCAGGCTGTTGACTGGTTGTATTGTTGCGGTGGCTCCGGCTGCGACGAGTGTCGAGCTGCAATGTGTTGATGTGCCTTGTCCTGTTGTGCCAGGCGTTGGGCCAGGCGTCGGCGGAGATGTGGATTTGACTGATTTATGTGCGAAAATCGATGCGCTTTTGGAGTCGATGAACGGAACGAGCACGGTTCAGAATGTGGTGAGCGCTTCGTTTACGGACTGCGATGGCACCTGTTTTCTTGCCTTGAAGGATCCGAATGGCATTTCGTTTTGCACCTTGGATAATTCGCCATATGTCCCGAGTCCCGAATTTTTGAAGAACGAGGACTGTCCGCCTACGGTTATCGCGATGGATGACTTGGATGTCGTTCCGTTTGAGTGCGAGATTTTGGATTGCTGGGAGACTGCGAAGTCGAACGATTTGGTTGAGATCGACCTTTTGATGCAGGAGCTCGCTGCGCTTTCTAACGTTTGCGAAAAGCTTGATGGCATTGGCGATACGCTGGCGGACGGGTTGGCGATCACGAATGGCTTGATCATTACGAGTCTGCCTCCGGTTGTTATTGATGGACCTGTTACGGTTACGGGTAAGGTTGAGATCGTTGGCCAGCCTTTGGCGGTTACGGGTAAAGTTGAAGTTTGCACCGATGATCCTCTTGCTGTGACCGGAACGGTTGATGTTGCTTCGTTGCCTCCGATTACGGGGAAGGTCACTGTTTGCGTCGATGAGCCATTGCCGGTTCATATCACGGGCGTGGTCACGACTACTCATGACGGAATCCAAACGGTTGTGGTTACGCAGGCGGATGGTGATTGCTTGGTTGCGACGAACAAGGGGCCGGTGGATCTGAGCGACATCACGAATCATTGCTTGATTGTGTCGAATAAGAATCCTGCCTGCGATTATGAGGTTTTGGAGTACTGTCAGACTTTTGTTGAGGGGGGCATCGATAATACTTTTATGCGTCGGCAAGGGGGTACGATCTCGATTGCCTTTAGCGATGGCACGGTAAATTCTTTTGTGAATACGTCGAAGCCGAATTGGACGGCTCAAGTTAATGAGACCGCGACGGGGCTGTCTGGCATCATGCCTTGGGCGCAGGTGGTTACGGCTTTTTGTCAGATTCCTGGCTCTAATCCTCCGGTTGGCTGTGGCGGGGTTCCTGCTCCAGATGTTGTCTTGGCCGACATGTATTATCGCTATGTTGGATTTCGGGTTTGCCCCGGCGATCCGGTTCCGGTGGCGGGTACGTTTACCAGCGGGAAGTATGTCCGCGATTTGGTGATTCAGGCGATTCAAACTCCGGTGGTTTACGTAAAACATCACGTCTCTTGTGATGACGCTTGCGATAGTTTTTGGACGGATGCGGATGGGGACGTTATCACTGAGGTTCCGATTTGTATTAATGCTTGTGGCGCGGTGCCTGAGCTTCCCGCTGCAACTTGTCCGAAACAGGTGGTTTTCGGCTGCGATGATGTGGCATCGACGAACGCAAGTGACTGGGTTTCGATTATTGGTTATTTTGATACCTGCGATGCCACATGGACCTATCAGCTTGATGATGGCGCGGGTACCTTGAGCGATTACCCGCTTGTGGGTGGCTTTGTTGATTGCGATTCGGGCGACTTAATTCCTGATGCGGGCGACCCTGTACTGGCCCTGCTTCAGTCGATTTTGGATAAGACCTGTAATAAACTACCAGTGACGCACGTTTATGCGAACGGTACGGGTTCGGTTCCTGCGGGGCTGAAGTCGGTGACGATCAATAATATTTCTGGGATCACGACGATCAATGGCGGGTTCCAGCTCGGGACGGGGAGGCGGGTGGATTCGATTTCTTACAATGCGACAGAGAGCGATTGCGTGACGGGCCTCTTGCCTGCCTTTGCGCTCGCTGGCGGTAACTTTCAATGGACTGGGCTTCGCCCAGTGGAGTAATATTATGCGATATCTTCTCTTATTTTTACTCGTTCCTTTTGTCGCTTTTGCTTCGGACCAGTCCGCTAGCGGGGGCGGGGAATGCGAAGTTACGACCGGTACTCGGGCGCAGATCGCGGCCTTGCGGAATTCAGATACTCTTGTCGCGGGTTGCACGTATTGTGTGACGGATTACGCTCGGGGTTGCCTGACGGCTGGGATGGTTACGGGCATCTGCCTGCGGGCTGACAGCGTTGGTACCTTTGGTTTTGATGCGGTTGTTTTTACGTCGCTGGACAACTCGGGTTGGCGGGGTCGGTATGACCTGGATACGGGGCGGCTGACGGCTCTGGAAGACAATCGGGGTAACATTGTCGAGGATCAATCGGGCCTTGCCGTGGATCGCTTTCCGTGGGCTGAAACGGCTTGGACTGGGAATCATGTGCGTGAGGCGACCCTGCTTTGTGATTGCGATCCGGTGATTGACCTGGACGATAATCGTTTTGAGTCGGAGTCGTCGACGGATATCCGTGGGGCGTCGGGTTATATTCGGGCCTCTGGTATCGTTGACGATGCGATTCTTGAGTTGGATGATGCGGCGGTGTTGATCCGTGCTTTGACGATGACGAGTCGGAGTCGGATTTACGGGGAGCGGTCGACGAATGTGCGGATCTTTTACCATGAGATGGCGTCAGAGGCATATTGGCTTTTTCGGGATCGGGATGACGTTCGATCTTACGGATCTACCTTTGATTCGTCTTCTAGGATTTATTTTTATAGCGGGACTCGTCAGTGGTTTTACTATTGCGATTTTGGGTCTTACGGAACGCATCGGCAGTACGCGGGGCTTAATCAATTCTATTACTCTGCTTGGGCGGGCTATTCTGAGGCGCGTGCGGAGGCTGGGAGCGGTCTTTGGTTGGTTTATGGCTGCGACTTTTCTGCGCGGGGGCGGGGACGTAATTTTAATACCAATGAGGTAAGGCAATATTATGATGCGGTAGAATCGGCCGCCAGCCAGATTTTTCGCGATGCCTCTAGCATCCGAAGTTATTACAACTCGGTGACGAGCCTTGCGATTATCAATTATCAAGGGGCGGTCACTACGGTTTATGGGTCTTCTGTTGATTCTCAATCAACACTGACGCTGACAGGCGGAAATCATTATCGCGCCAAGCTGTCTGCTTTGGCTCGGATCACGACTGCATTTAATACCAGATCTGTATATGGTTTTGGTAGTTGGGCGACCACCTTAAGCGCGGCGAATACCAATCGCGGTCGAGACTACTTCAATAATTCTCTTCTCTAATCCTTTTCCTAATCAAACATGAAAACTTTACTCTCATTATTTATTTTGGCGGGGCTGTTGAGCTTCGCACCAGCTGGGGCCGAAGAGCCTCAGACCATGGCCCAGGCGACGGCATCTTTGAAGAAGCTGGTTGCTAAGAAGACGCTTACCGTTGAGGATCATATTGCTGCGCTTGAGGCGATCTTTGCCATCGAGCTATTGATTTCCGAGAAGGACGTCGTGGTCGATGTGAAAGAACCAAAATCCGAGGATGCGGCCGATCCTGCGAAGCCAGCCAAGTCGAAAGCTCCTGCAAAAACCGCTAAACGCAACACCAAAAAGGGTAACTAATTATGAAGCATCTTGTACTTTCTCTTCTATTTCTGGGGGCCTCGTTGTCCTCTTTCGCGGGTGGTGGCACGGTTAAAAGCTGTGGCGATACTTATATCGTGAAAGGTGATTTGACCTTGAATACCTCGACGAACGCTGGCGGTGATGCGTGTTGCATCGAGGGCGTGACGATCGTTGATGGCGTCTTGACGATTATCGAAAACGGGGTTGCTTTTCCTGCGAACCTTCCGACTGATTCGCTGGTTGTAACGACCAACGAGAATGGAACCGTAAAGGTAACGCATACAGCAGTTGACGGGAAGGTGACCGTCTTTGATTCCTGTCCTGTCTGCGCTTCTCTTGAGCCGATTGTTGTTGGCGGTGTGACCAATGGCTTTACGTTTGTGGGCCTTGCTGGTTCGACGGACATTCTGTTTCCTCAGCCTGATATCTCGACCTTAACCTATTTGACGGACGCGGACGGCAATACGACTAGCATCGTGCATAACGCGGGTGGAGTTGAGACCATTGTGCCAATTCAACCGGCCTGTTGCGGGACTCCTGAATTCTACCTCGATGATGGTACAAATCTGGTCTTTGAGTACGAGGAAGGCAACGGGGTTACCTACAGCAACTCTGTAGTCATTGCAGGCGGAACGATTGACACGGTTGCGCTGAACGCTGATGGATCGGCTACGACCTCAACGGTTGCCGTCGCTACGGCTTGCGTACCTGAAACTTTCCTTGGGCGATACATTGGGCACCATGGCGATAGCCACGTTCCAGCTGGTAAGTATTACGATTTGACGTTGCAACGCGCTCTTGGTGTTGGAGGAACTGGTACAGCTGGCATCCCTCACGTATTGAGCCCCCACCAAGGAGACTTGCAGGTAAATGCTTTGGACTCCGACGATGGAAATACCCAAGAGGTTACAACCAAGCACCCCAGCGGGATTCTTAACTGCGTTCGATGTGAGGCTCAAGGATCGGTAACGGCTGGCGGTTGCACGGCCATCGCTTCAGTTGATTCAAAGGTTTTGGGGGTTGGGCAAAACATTGCAACCGCTTCCCGAACCTCTGAAATCCAGCGCGGTTTTCGTATCGCGGTTGATGGGAGCTTGGGAATGTTGATTGATGGCGGAGGCAATACAAATCCAAGCCGGATTCATGTTGGTGGCTCACAATATATCGGTGTAAATGGTTCGTTGCAGATTGCGGGTATTGAGGGTTGCAGTGGGTCCGCAGGAGCATCAACGATCACCGGAAACAATGTTCTCGCTGGGCTTACTCAAACCGCCTTTTTCGGAGGGCAAAATCAGTTTGAGGTTTCAGGTCAAAACCTAAATTGTGGCATGGTACACGGGGTGGATAATACCTTGAGCGGTGCCGTTAATGTTGGTGGAATTTACTCATCCCGTCGGTGCGAACTTTTCGAAGTTGACGACGCAGCCGTCATCGCCAGCAGAGAAAGTAACATCAACGACAACAACGCACTGGGTGGATCATGCACAACATTGCTTAACAGCCAGCGCACCGAGGCTAACGATCCGAATGCAACGGTTTGGGGTTTTGCCTTTGGTGGCACCCTGCCTTCAACCGCGAATCGCACGGGACGGTTTTCTACTCCCACCGGAAACATGGATATTTCCGGTGCGTTTACAGGCGGGGTTGTATTTCCGGGCGTTTCCGAAATGTGGAAGAACCTCGACGGTGTTCCGCATAAGCCCGGGACCCCTCTTAAGGTTTTGATTACCACCGAGGAATTTGGGGTGACCGCAGATTTTGAAGGCGATGCCGACACCGTAGCACGTGCACCATCGGCCTGCGCGGTCCTTTTGGGAAACACCAAATTTAGTGGTGTTCCCCGCTTTGAGCGCGGGGCGTTTGGTGAGCTTGTTACCGAAGAAGTCGAGGTTGAAAAAATATTGGTTCGCAAAGTCGAGGGCGAAGATGGGCAACCGGATTCTCTGGAAGAGTACACCAAAACCGTCTTCGAAGACCTGCCCAAAGAGACTGCAGAATTTATCGCCTTGCGTGATGCGGGGGGGCCGTTTGTACCTCGCTCTAAGCGTCCGACCGAATGGACCGCCATTGAAGTCATCGGACAGGCTCACATGCGCGTCCCTGCGGATACAAAAGCGGGTGACCTAGTGCATGGTCTCCGCGTTTTGAAAATCACATCTAAAGGCGTGGGGCTTGTGTACGTCAATCTTGACCTAGGAAATGTATGTGACGATCAAGAGTTTGCTTTTGGAATTAAAAAACCTGCGCGACATATTCATAGTAGCATTAATTCGAGCTGCACTTCAGATCGAACCATCGTGATTGGATGCGAGGGCCTTGCTGAAACATCATCTGACACGATCTACATCGGTCGCCCTGATGGTTTAATTTCAGAATATGAATACAACTCCCAATTCCATTTGGAGCTTAAGAATCTTGTTGCGAAGTAAACCTATGAAGAATCCCCTCTGTATCTCATCTCTCCTTTGCTTGGCGTTCCTCTTTTGCGGATGCCCGAATCTCCGAACTACGGGTGGTCCGATTGTCGGGACTGCTGGCTCGGGATCGAAGCCTAGCGTTGAATCTGTCATCCCCGAAAAGGCTTGGAAAGGTGGCACGCATGAGCATGAGCTGACGATTGTTGGCTTCCGTACGCGTCCGCCTGACCAGAGCGAGGAATACAAATCTGAGGTCGCCAAGCTCGATGCTAGTGGCCTTCGTGGAAAAGTCTATGAGTCCGCGCTTAGCGCGATCAAGGAAGGCTTTAAATCTCAGCGCGTTGCTGATTCGACCGCTTATGGTGGCGGGTCTGCGGTGCTTCGATCTAACGATCCAGATGCCTTTTACTCTGCAGTTAATGATATCACGGGAGCGAGTTCAAAGCCTGCGAAGATGGCGAACAAGGCGGAGACGAAGACGGTTGAAATCAATACGTGGGAGCGTCGCGAGGCTGAGCTTCTTCTAGACCGTGCGAATCGAGACGCGGAAGCATTGCGCTCTCAGTTGGCATCTCGTCAAAACCTTCTCGAACAGGAGCGAGCCGCGCGGCGGCAAGCGGAGCAAGATGCGTTTCGGGCAAATAACCGTCCACGCTTTGAGCCTGTCCCGCTTCCGTCTGAGCCTGAGCCAGTTGTCAAGGATTCCTTTACAGCTGGGATTCGGGGGATCATGCTCACGGATGCGTTTCAAGATCCTACGTTCATTGAGCGTCGAGGCGGTGACGATATTCGGGAGTTGAAGGCGCTGGGCTTCGATACGATTGTTTCCACGATCGCGCTCCAATTGGATTGCCCGAAGTCTGACTTCGACCGTGATCATATTGTCGCGGGTCGCATTGGTCGACAGGTTGCCGATACTCCGGTTAAAAATATACAGTATCTGCAAGGCCAAGGGTTTCGGAACATTGTCATTCTTTCCAATCCTTGGGCGGAGCGCGAGTGCTTTGGTTCTGAGGCGACCTTTTACAATAACATCCAGCTAGAAATCGAAAAGGCGGTGGTCGATGACTTGGTTCGCAAGGTCAATCCGCATGGTGTTATGCTTGGGCTTGAGCCGAGTTTGAATGGGGCGATTCCGTTTTATACCAAGTTGGCGAATTACATCCGCTCGACGGGTTATAAAGGTTTGATTCTGCATAACGGAATTGGCGCAGCGCGTAAGGACATTCCTGGCACGTTGAGCGCTCACAGCATCAATAAAAAAGAGGAATGGGAAACATCTGGCACGGACATTCGCAATAGCGACGGGATGCCAGATGCGACGGTTGAGCTACTGAATCGCCCTGGGGAATTCGGGACGATTATTTGGAGCACGGAACTCGATGGAACTCCGAATAATGATGATTTACCGCTGGGGGAATGTTGTCCGATTTGCGATTCTTGCGAGCCACCCGTTGAGATTCCAACCCCTGAGGGGCCGACGGAGATCTGTCCTGACTGTGGGGCTTCGAAGCAGTTTTTATGGAAACCAATCTCGGAAAAGACGGGGGGGCTGGCGGTCCTTTTGCCATCCTCGTCTAACGTGACGGAGCTTAAGATTGTGGCTGAGAATAACTTCTGGGATAATAGCCTATCGAAGATCCAGAAGCAGTATAAGGGATCTTATAACGGGCGCACGAATGGCGATCGACCTACCTTTTATTTTAAGGACGCGAGTGGCAATGGGATTCCTGGCTGTTTGTGGGGGCCGAGTGTACGCGTTCTTTATGGCATCGGTGGGGTGAATATCCCGACCAGCTGTGATCGCTTTGAGAAGGATTACTAGAATGGTAGCCGTCGCAAAGTCGGACGATCCGACGCTGGGTGGCTCCATTTTAAATAAAATATTAACATGATAGAAATACCTGAAGAATATAAAGCGCGGGACTGCTCTGGCTGTCTTGCGGTTAATATCCCGCTTGCGCTGAACTGGGCGCGGATGCCTGGCAAGACGGGGGCCGAGCTGGACTTCGATCTGCTTAACCGTGGGGTCATCACGGTATGGGCGGAGCGGGATTTGCTTCGCCCGATGACGGCGGCGCTGACTGCGATTGCTCAGTGGACGAATATCGATTTTGATTTCGTTGATCGCCCCGAACGGGCTGACATTAAGGCTTCGATCGGGCGGATTGATGGGGTTGGCGGTACGGTGGCCAAAGCCTATCTTCCTCGGGGAACTCGCCTTGATGGGGTTCAAATTTATGACGAGGCGGATCTTGAGATGAATCACCTCGGGGAAACGATTGACGCTACTGGTCATGAGACGGGGCATACGTTTAATATTCCGCACCTTGAAGAAAAAGGGGCGCTTATGGGGCCAACGCTTCGGGGGCCTGAATATGCGCGCTTTATGCTTGCGGATGTTGTTGCTTTTCAAGGGGCGCTGGGCGCTCGGATTAAGATTTGCAAGGGCGCTGTGTCTGCCTGCGAGCTGGACGAGGAAGAATAGTGAATCGGTTTGTTCTCAATATATTATACCCATTTGTCCGCGTGTTTTTTGAGTTGTGGATTCGCAACGCTGGTCCGATCCCTCTCTTGGGTATTGTCCGTAGCGAGCGGGTCATGCATTGGATGACATGCAATTTTAATACGCACGAATGGCAGCATGAGTTGAGCTCGCCAATTTACGATTCTGGGTGGCTTCGCAGAGATGGCGAGCGGTGGTTTTTTCAGGATTACATTTTTGAGACCATGATGGCGCTTCCTTCTTGGTGCGTTCCGTCATTTTCAGATGGGCAATTTGTTTCAATTTGGCTTAAATATGACACTGAAGGGGAGGAAATACAGAGCGTTTATAGAATCGCAAAAGATGAACCGCCTCCAAATGTATACTTATCAGGGGGGTGTTCATGAAGTCTGTAACTGATACCACGTTCGTCGCCTCCCTTTCTACGATGCTATTAGGAATTGTGGCGGAGAATTCGTTCTTGAGATATTTGGCCAGCCCTGAAGGGGTCCGCTTTATTACCTCGATGGCGGGTATCATCGCCATCATTACGGGCCTGATGGCTGTCGCTCATCGGCTGTATAAATTATTTAAATGGGCGACTGTCTGCAAGTGCAAAAGCGCCTGCCAGGGCAAGCGTGGCTGTAGGTTATGATTGACCATGAATGGGGCCAAAGATCGTTGGAGCGTGAGGAAAACCTCCGCGAAGCGCTGCGACTTGATGACATCATGCTGGTTGATGCTGAGGTCGGCTTGCTGATCAAGCTGGCCTACTTGGATTCTGATTTGCATCTGCAATCGGATGGCTGTTCCTGCGTTCGCGATTACATTTCGGAAATCCTTGAACCCGTTTGGCTTCGCGAGCCGAAGCGCATCAAGCTTTTATTCATTCCGCTTTGGCTACGCAAGCGAGAGATCCCCTGCACGATCCACGACATGCTTTATGCCACGATGGGACTTGGATGGCGCTATTCTCTTATTGAGACCCATCAGATTATGAAGCGGGTTTATTTGGCGTATGCGAAGGTGATTGAGCCGGAGGCGCCATTTACGGCCAAGCGGATTCGATGGAAGGCGTGGCGACGGTACGAGGCGCTTTCGTGGCTTCCTGGCGTCTCTCGGGTTTCTAGAAATATGTGGCGCAAGTCGCAGCTTCAAAAAGAGGCGCTGGCTACTTCTCACCGTCTTGAGATTCATGCGTTTATTGATGCGTTGGCACAGATTCGGAAAGGCTAGTTATCCCAAAACCCGTCGGTTTTATTACTCTGTTGCTGAGTGACTTTCCTTACCTAGACCTCGTATTTCAGACGATCTTCTACTGGTAATGCAAACCATTCTTCAAATGCCTTCCAGAATTTTACACCGGTTCGTTTTGCCTCGTTGTCATCGCTTCTTCTTAGCTTTAATGGCCCAAGCCGTTCGTCGAAACTAAAATAAAACCCTCCATATTCATAGAATCCTGCAACGTGCATAATTAGGTTGCATCTTCCGTTTTCGTCGTATCCTCGTATGGTTCGTCTCATAATATTATACCTGCAGTGAAAATTGTTGGCAGTGAGTTAAAAAGTTTAGGTGGCAAAGACCAGGTCTTCCGTCTCGGTTTTTGTTCATGTTAAAGATGATGGGGGAGGCGCTGCCTTCCTGGTCTCGGCTGAGGCCGATGTTGATGTCTACGTCTTGGAAAACACCGGTCGCCCACATGGCCTTGCCGTCCGAGTTGGTGTGGTGCAGGCATACGACGGGGATGCCGAGGTTTTTTCGGACTCGGTCGATGTTTATGCTCCGCTCGAGGTATCGCTTTGTGAGCTCGCTTTCGCGTTCGCCTGCTCCCTCGATGTGCTTGAAATTGTCGATAAAGATCATGCCCGCCCCCGTGCTTTGGGCGTGGGCTTGGATTTGGGGGAGGTCTCTGCAGTGGTATATGACGTTTAGGTTCTTGGGCATCTTGAATTCACGCAGGGTTTCTTCGTTTTGATTGACGGAGCTGGGACAGGTCATGTCGATGCCGGTTTGATTGGCGAGAATTCGGGTGTAGATCTTTTGAGCGGAACTGGGTCCGCCGCTTTCGAGGTTGTAGATATTGATGGGGCGCTGTTCTTGGCCTGGGGTGTTGTAGTATCTGCCATTGTTTGAGTTTACGTTGATCCCCATCATGGGGCGTGCGGCGATCAAGGCCCAGTGGATGGCGAGGGCGGTTTTGCCGACGCTTGGCGGGGCGAGGAGCATGATGTATTCGTCGGTCAGCGGGGGTTGGCTGAGTTGTCCAGAGCGATTAAATTCGTCGATGGGCCACGGCATGCCGATGCGGGCGGTTGGATTCTTGGCGCAGTCGATGGCGCGGTTGATGATGGCTTCTTGGTCGAGGATCTGTTGGGGCGGTTTTGCGGGGTCGCGCCCGAGTTCGTCGATGGTGGTGCCGACGAAGCTTTGCAGGTCGATGTCGGGCCGGTCTTCTAGGTCGGCGGTGGCTTGGCCGATGGTTCGGGTCACGTGGCGGCGGGTGACGATGTCGCGTTGGATCTCGATCCAGCTGTCGAGGTTGTAGAGTCCGCCGTGGCCGTGTTCGTCGACGAGGTCTTCTAGGGCGCCGTAGTCGACGCGGTTGTCTTTGTCTTTGCCGAGCTCGTCGTTTACGGTGATCAGATCGACGGAGAAGCCTTTATTGGCGACGGTCTCGATGGCTTGGTAGATGCGCCGGAGATCTGAATTGGCGAACCAGTGTATCCCTCCCCCGCGTTCCAGCCAGAGTGGCCAGACGTCGGGGAATCGGAAGATCATGACGGCGATGATGCCTTTTTCGGTTTGCTGGGCGTTCAAATGCTACACCCTCCTAAAGGGATGTTTATTTTTTTGGGTTTGGCTTGTTAGAGTTTAGAGCGTGGGTGGTTCGATGCTTTTGGTGTAGACGATGTCGTTGTAGATCTTTCCGCCGTCCAAGTGGGTGCGCTGGCGCACGAAGATCTGGTGGGGCTTGAGCTGCAGGTCAAGGGTGTCGTTTAGTTTTTCGATGCCGAGGGTTCGGGCGATGCCTGCGAGTTCTTGCTGGGCAATCTGCTCGGCTACGGCGCTTGGGTTCTCGATGTTGAACCGTTTGAACAGGGATCGTCCTTTGTAGACGCCGTCGAGGACTTTCCACTTGAGGACGAGCATTTTGCCGTCGCCTTTTTTGGTCGCGACGGTGTCTTCGCGGACGATGTGGGCGAGCTGGAAGCCTTCTTCAAGGGGGGCGAATTCTGGGTATTCGTTGGTGTCGATATTGACTTGGGCCATTTTGGCCTCCTATTTGGTTATTTTTGTTTTTAAGATTGGTTTTATAGAGCGAGCTAATGAAATGGCGTTGAACTGTCCGTTGAGTTGATCGTTTTCTATTTCGTCAAGAGCCCATGTAAGCATTCCAATTCCGACGCATTCTTGCTGTAGGGCGTCCCTCACTTGGCATCTAAGATGGGCGCAATCGTTGCAGGTTTTCCACGTGCTCGCTGATCCCCCGTAAACCATGTTGATTCTTTGGTACGTCTCAGATTTTTTAATCCGACCTCGACATTCACAGCATCGGTGTGGTTTTCGGGCCTTTACTTTTGTCTCTACGTAAACGTCCGCTGGCTCGCAATCGATCATGCTTCAACCTCGCCTAGGTAATCCATCATAGTCATTCATTCTCCTGAAAGAATCTTCCATGCCAAAGCTGCCACTGCTGGAACTTGGCCATTTCCAATGGCCTCAAGTCGGTCCACCCTATCGGCCACCCCATGATCCATTCCGACAACTCTGGGGAGTAGTCCGGTCCCAGGATCTCTATACGGACCCGGCCCTTCATATTCGCAGTTAGGGCATCCGTATTTGTCATCTGCTTCGAAGACATACCCGCACTTCTGGCATGATCGAAAGTAAGCATTGGTATCCGGTCCAAGCGCGACTTGCCATCTGGCCTGACTGGGTTCATCCCGAAGGTGTCCTTCCAGTCTCTCGCTGTTGGGGTTGGAAGCATAGAACCATAACCGTCTTCGCTTAGTAGGTAGTCCGACAACGTCAGCTCCAAGGGTGATCCATCGACAAATATACCCGAGGCTGGATAGCTCTCGGATGACTTGCTTGAGTCCTTGAGACCTGAGTTCTGGCGAATTTTCACCGAAAACATAGGCTGGTTGAACCTCCCCAATAATTCTAAACATCTCGCTCCATAGACCCGACCTGTCACCCCCAATGCCCTTGCGTCCCTGCATTGCTCCCGCGATGGAAATGTCTTGGCAAGGAAATCCTCCCGAAACCACGTCAACAGATCCGCGCCAAGGTTTTCCGTCGAAGGTGCAGACATCATCCCAAACTGGAAAAGGCTCAATGGCTCGGTCGTTTTGTCGCGCCAGCAATACGCTCGCGGCAAATCTATTTCTTTCAACAGCGCAAACTGTTCGCCATCCGAGGAGTTTTCCTGCGAGTATTCCTCCACCAGCGCCTGCGAAAAGAGCCAACTCATTCAAGCGGTCTCCAATCCTAGGTGATCCATCATCTGGACATGGATGTGATCGGGATGTCGATACGCGACGGTGTCGATGTTTACTTGGGCCATTTGGGCCTCCTATTTGGTTATTTTGAATGTCGGAGGTTATATCGCCTTGATTTTTTCATACGCCTCGTCCCATTCTGAGCAGTCCAGAGGGTTGATTTTAAATCGGTCGCAAAGTTTCGATGCGTAAGAGGATAAATCTATATCTGAAAGTGCCGTTGCTGATCGCCAAAGTAGCGCAATTCTCACTGCGTAATTCGTCCCAGTTTTATTGTAAAGGGCGTGATATTTGAAAACCTCTGAGTAAATGTCTTCCAAGAGGGAAGGCTTAAAATGCCCTGAGCGTTTCATTTTCCCGCTTCTTAACCAGTGCTCGTTCGTTAGGAACGAGTCCCAAACTTCCGCCTTCACCGCATCATTAGATTTAATTTCGTAGTAGCTAGTTATTCCGCTAAAATAATTGGCGGCCAAACATTGACCAAGTGATGTCGAAACAGAAAGGCGGGGCGATCCAAAATCCTCATACCAATCACTTAAAGGTCTGTTATCAATGCGGAGGCTTGCTGAGTGGCAGAACCTGCTTACATGGTAATATTTCTTCATTTTAAATCCTCAATTTTAACGTCAAATCTTCAGCAAAGCCTGCGAAAAGAGCCAACTCATTCAAGCGGTCTCCAATCCTAGGTGATCCATCATCTGGACATGGATGTGATCGGGGATGTCTTCGGTGCGGGCTTCTTTGGGGGGGAATTCTTTTTTGGCGTAGATCCATTCCCAGACTTCGGCCACGGTGAGCTGGATTCCTTTTTCGATCTTGGCTTGGATGCCTTGGATCATTCCGCCAGGGGATGGCGGGGCGCTTGGGGTTTGGGTTGTTTTGATGAAGCTTGCTTGGGTCTCGACGTAGCGACGGAGCTTGCTTCCTGGGTTTCTGAGTTGGTGGTAATTTTGGCCGTGGTGGTCGAGGGCAAATTTCTCGCAGGCTTGCTTGAGGTCTTGCAGGTTCAGGTTGGGAGATCGGTTCATGAGTTGGAGCTGGGCGGCGGTGATGACCTTGGCGCTTGGGACGGCTTGGTGTACCTTCTCGATGATGGTTTGGATCTCGATGATGGCTTTTTGTGAATCACTGAGAGGGGCTGATGATGATGGGGTTTTTCCCTCAGCAACTTCTTTGGACATGTTAATGGACATGTTAGAGTCCATCTGCTGAACCGCCTTTGGCAACGAAATGAACCGCCTTTGATCAACAGATGAACCGCCTTTTTCTTCGGGTGGTCCATCTGCTGAACCGCCTTGACGGGTAACGACGGGTGAAATATCGTCAAATGAACCGCCTTCTTTTGGGCTTAAAGGTGGTTCAGCAGATGGACTGCCTTCGGTTTTTGGGGATGTTTTGAGGCTGGCGGGGAAGCTGGCGCGGTAGTCGTTGCGAGCCCATTTCTGGCCTGCGAAGCCGTGTTTTGATATGTCGAGGAACCCTTTTTCAGCTGCCTTTTTTAGGTGCTTGATGACGGTGCCTTTGCTCTTGATTCCGGTGGTTCGGCACTGCTCGACGATGGAGGGGTAGCAGGACTCTCCGCGTTCGTTCATGTAGCAGGATAGGTTCATGAGCACGAGTTTACACATAGGCTCAAGCGGAGATTCCTGGATAGCTTGTCGCCATGAGAAGATGATGACTTTCTTGTTTAGGCTCATGCGGGGCCTCCTTCTTGCTTCAGGCGCTTTAGGCGTCGGTTTCGGTATGCTTCGGCATGATTTATCCCGCGATCCGATAGGAATATAAGGCCGGTAATGGGCCAGAAAAGGCCAATGACTAGGCGGACGGTGTAGGCGTCGGTTCCGTTTAGTGCGTCCTCGTCTTTTGAGAAGAAGATGTACCAGGTAATGGACAGGGCGGGATAGATACAGGCGATCATGATGTAGATGGGTAAGGTCATGGTTTCTTCTTTGGTTAAAATCCTTAGAATCCTTGAAAGTCTGGAATGGTTTCAGGGTCAGGAATAGGCATAATTATGTCGAAGTCCGTCTCGTCATCGCTTGTTAAATTGTTGAGGTCTAGGCACGTTAATGCCGTCCAGCTACCGTCTTCATTCTTCTTGAGCATTACGACCCATGATGTGTATTCGATATGAACTGAATCCTCAATTTCTGAGCCTATCCTTACCAGTTGAGCCTTTATACCCATCAAGCGGCTACGGTTGTAGGCGTCCTTCAGCATTAGGCTATTGATTGCCTTCATAGCCCTTTGGCTAGTTGGCGTCGGTTCAAATTCATTTATTGTTCCTGTATTTACATTCATGCTCTTCTCTTCTTTTCGTTACTGTTAAAAGGTGCAGGGCGTCGTCCATGTTCATGAAGATTCTCCTTCGGATTGGTCGACGCTGACGCGGGTGATGCGTGAGGTTGGGTCTTCGTTTACGTTTAGCTTTAAGGTGTTGAGGTCGACCTGGTTGATCTCTTCGAAGCTAAAGACGAGCTCGCGGGACTTCTGCTGCGCGATGATTGCGCCCAGTAGGGTAAAGAGGGTTTTGTTTCGTTGGCTGAGTTGAGCGATTCGCTGGCTTAAACGTTCGCTTTTACTTGGTTTCTTCTTTGCGGGGTTCATGGATCTCCTAATGTGGGCGGTTTTAAAGGCAGGTCTTTGTTTCAAAGGGGTTTAAGTCGGGAACTTCCCCGTCGCAGGATCTCCCTGCGCACCATACGACCTGCTGTAAATTTGTTTGGTTTTAAATTGAGTGGAAACAGCAGGTCTTTGTTTCAGATACCAGATTAAAGGTCCGTCGCAGGATCTCCCTGCGCACCATACGACCTGCTGTAAATTTGTTTGGTTTTAAATTGAGTGGAAACAGCAGGTCTTTGTTTCAGAGACCACTAAATCAAAGTCCGTCGCAGGATCTCCCTGCGCACCATACGACCTGCTGTAAATAGTTATGAAATTGTTGATTGGAGCTTGTTGTTCAGCAGAACCATCTGCGCCAAGATACCGGCCGCTTTCTGGCTTGCCTCGCTGACAGCTTCCTTTGATTTCACCTCGATGCCGGTGCCGTTTTTTCTGAATTCGCGAACTTCCTTGAGGCTCACCATCTGGAATTTACCGTTCATTTTTCGGGTTAAGATGCCTCTTTCGCAGTAGTTGCGAACCGTGTTTGGAGTGCAGCGCAGTTCTTCGGCCGCCTCTTTCATGCTGATGAGGTAATCGTCCGTCTTTAACTCGCGTGCCTTCTTGAGTTCGCGCTGGTGGAACTTGGGGTCGACCACGATTTTGCGGATGAGCTTTTTATGCTCAGGCGTCGCGGTGCCGACACGTTCAAGGGCTTCGATTAAGAATTTCTGATCTTGTGCGTTCATGGGTTGAGTTCTTAGCGGTTAAACCCGCCCCCCCTTCGCCAGCTGGGGAGTCCGGAGTTGTCCGGCCAACTGGCCAAGGCGGGATGGGGTGGGGATACTTTTTCTAATTTCCGTCGGGAGCAGGTTGCTCCGAAATCGGTTTGAGGGTTTATTCTTCAAGTAGATCGGCTTCATGGATCATGCTCGTGTAGCGAGCTAAGTCCGAGAGACCTGGATGGCGTTCGTAATAGCGGGCCTCGCTGTTATGGGTTCGAGGATGGGCCTTAAGACCCACTCTCCCTACTGAGCTGCCTGTGACTGATATCCGGACGGCAAATCTGTGGGCATTGATAACAAGGTCGGTGAGCAACGAGCCGTCATAGGTCGCAAGTTCCGCCCGTAAGCTTATTTTGACACCGCGTCCGCACTCCCTGAAAACTCCTTGCACGTGGTGCGCACCACCGAAAGCCAGGGCAACCACCTGAGCGGAATAATATTGGTCGTCTGACATCCAAAGAACCGGTGGAGGTTCGCATCGACTGGCAGGCGCTCTGCATTATGTTCGCATTTCATGACCCCTCCAATCTGCAAGCGGCCCTCCAAGCTGCAAGCGGGCCGTAGTAAAACTCCGCGAGGGCTTGGGCATCTGCTAAAGCGTTGTGGGTGCTCGTGTCTGGCCGGATGTCTAGGCCGTGAAAGCGGGTTACGCTTCTTAGGTCGATCTCGTTCCGGTAATGCCAGGGGAGTTCTTGCCCTTCTGATAGGTGGTTCTGCAAGATGGGGATATCGAAGTTGCCCCATGAGAAGACGCGAACGTTCTTCGGTTCCTCTTCAAAGCAACGGACCCAGCTTGAAAGGCTTCCAATTACTTCATGGACTTTACTTGAATTTGATCGGGACATTACGAATCGCTCGATCATTCCTTCCTGCTTCTCGGCCCATTTATAGGTATCTAAATCCCAATCCTTTGCTTCGGTGAAATGAAAGAAATGTTCGTATTCACCTTCGCGTTTTCTCGTGGTTTTTGTAACCGCGCCAATCTCCCAAAAGTCGCTGCTTGGCTTGCTTCCGGTTGTTTCCAAGTCGATAAATAGATCTAACATGATGCTCCTTTTGGTTCGTGATAAACATCGAAGGACCCATTCGGGTTGATTCCGGTGATGACGCCGGTGTTCCAGACTTTGAGGGCTTTCCAGCCCTGTGCTTTTGCTTGTTCGGTCATGCTCATGGGTTCCCCTTTTTGTAAGTGGCTTTGCCTGGGCGAGCGACTTCGCCGATGCCGTGGCAACGGGTGCACGTCAAGATTTCGCCCTTGCGTTCGGGATGCCGAAACCTTTTGGAGCCGAAGCAGGTCGGGCAGGTCACAGCTGGGCCTTTGATTTGTCGTTTAATGCTCATGAATTTTCCTTTGAAAAAATGCTGGTTACGTTATCCAGCGCCGACGTAGGTGTCGGGCCGTATTAGGAGGTGGTTTATTTTAAATGTAAAAGGAGGCGGGGAAGAGACCCAGCGAATGGAGATCGATCCCCAAGCTTGCGGAGCAAAGGCCCAGGGCGCAGTCTCGCAGGTGGCGATCCCCTTGGCGGTTGGCTAATGCAGCCGATTGCAAGTAATAGATCGGGGCGAGGTTCATTCTGCACCCCCTTGGGAATTTAGGATGGCTTTAAAAGCCTCGTAGCCAGAGGCGGCTACGAGGCACACAACGAACGTAAAAAATGTGATTAACATGTGAAATACCCCTTCAATTGTGGGATTTCAGCCCAACCGATGACGCTTTCTTGGTCGTGAACCGGTGAATCTTCTTCGTAAACCCATTGTCCTCCGTGTCGTAATCCTGGGAACAATTCGATTTCTCCATTGGGGAGAAGGATGGCCATCAAGTTGGTCATGTCTTCGTCGGGGAGATTGACCAGGTCGATGTGGAGATTTATCGTCGCAGAGGCGGCCTTGGATTTGCTGAGGTCGATGACCTCTTTTACTTCTAAGCGGGCTACCATTGGCGACCTCCTGTCTTTGGGGTCTTGCGGTCCATGACGAATGCCATGGAGAACAGCCAGAGCATGGATAGTGCCCAGCAGGTGGCGACGATGACGTCACCGTTTACTAGTAGGGCGCTCATACATTGCTCCTTACGGATGAAGCGGATGAAACAACGGCGCTGCAGTTGAACTCGCGCCACGTAAAATTAAATATTACAGTATCATCGTTATAAGACATCTTTGCAGATACATTTGCAATTTTACGGAACAGTTTGTTTCCGAGCGCCTGCTTTATGAATCGGTGATTAATAATGCAGCCAGTCAACAACGCGACTTCAGAGCTGCAGAAAGCATATCTGGTATTAAAGTCTGATTGTTTGGCTGAATCGTTTGAACCAAAATTGAAAGTTGGAAACTTGTCCCCCTCTTCCTCATGATCAACAAAGGATAAGACAATCTTTTTTGATTTATTTAGGATTACGCTATAGATCCCGTCCTCGGATTTAAAATCTTTGGGGAGCTCTAGCCTGTGAATACGATGAGCATCAGTTGCCCATATGAATCCATCCTCAATCTTAACCTTTCTGTAGATATTGGGGCGGGCAAGGTCCGTACGGGTATACATCGCCTGCAATACCCATCGGATGGCCTTGATTAGTTCTTTATCCTCAATGAAGGCGCCTTTGTCCTCAAGGATGAGGCATCTTGAAGATTTGACGGTCGGGGCGCTCATCGACTTGACCTCCCGTGAATCATTTCCTGAAGACGATCTCCAGAAAAGGCGCCAAGCAACCTTCCGCCTCTGTAAACGCATCCTGAATGACCATTATTGCTCGTAATAATCACGGTGTAGGCAGGCGTTATTGCCTGGCCACCCATTCCCCCGAACCCTAACGCGGTGCTCTCCCAAGTTTCTTTAAATACGGATAAAACCTCAATCGTATGTAGGGGCGGTCGGTGGGCTTTTATCGTTTTACCATGAAATTCTGATTCAGGAACATCTGGTAAGTCTTGGTGGTGAGCTGAATGTAAACATTTAGCTAAAATTGAAATCGGACAATTCATGCTTCCACCTCTTTGGCTTTGGATGACTCAACCAATTTTTTTAAATTATAGTTAAGGAAGCTTGTGAGGTTTCTGTGATCTTCCTTGGCAAGCTTTTCGAGATCTTGTTTCAGATTTGTTCTGAAAGTGATCGTGTCGCGGGTTTGGTTTTTATTATTCATGTCTTACAGGCTCTTACATACTCTGTAAGACAAGCTATTACTCAGTGCAAGATGTAATTACAAAAAAGATGTAGGTTTGTAGCGGTCAAGCGTATTACGATGTAATACAATTAAGATTATGGAACTACTTGTGAACCAAACTGAAGATACATCTATCACCTTTCGCTGTCCGCGAATTCTTAAGGAGGAGGCAGTGAAGTATTCATCTGATAAGCGACTTTCGCTTAGCGCATGGCTACTTTTCGCTGTTGAGGAGAAGATTTCGAGGGACTCACTAAATAACCCATTAATGGTAATGCAGGATCGCTCCTCTTATAATATTGAAAAGAATGAACCAGATCCGACCTACGAATTATTAATCGAGGGATCGGTTGCAGCTGGGAACCCTTCGGGGGCGTTTTTATCCCCAGGGAGTAAAATGTCTGTATCGGAAGAGTATCCAGACACGTTTTATGCCTTGCATGTAAATGGCGACTCTATGGATGGAGGCCCGAACCCAATCCCAGACGGATCGATCATCTTGGTCGAAAAGGTGGAAGCGGTCACGCCTAAGAATGGATCCGTTGGCGTTTTCCAGATTGATGGCGAAGCGGTATTGAAGCTTTATGAGAAGAAGGGGCGTTGGCCCAAGCTCAAGAGCGCAAATCCTGACTTTGAAGATGCCTCGATGACAGAAGACACCATCTACCAAGCGCGATTCGTGAAGATTTTGATCTGATGTATATTTATGAACCATTTGTATACTTTAAAGCCGGATCTTGACTAAAAACTGGACGTACGCTTTACTCATTTTTAATGAAAAATGATCTGTTGCCCAAAAAAGTAATGCTAGTGGAGGATTATATACCCCCCGCTAAAGCTTATTGCTTCCCAGCTGGGACTGTCATGGAGCTAAACGAGTCAACTGGCCAGTATGCCCCTTTGGGTGCTAAACTCCGCCAGATCTGCTATGGAGCTATTAAGAACATTAGCTGCACTTTAAACTAGGTCTGCCATTGAGTGGCAGAAGCAAAAAAAAGTCTGCCATTGAGTGGCAGATTTGATATTGAAGGACTATGGAAAAACCGCGCATCATTGAGCTTACCTTTCGTGTAAAGCGCCCAGGCTACGCCATAGGAGCGAGATTGTCCGCCAGCCCACTTATGGACGAGACCAGCACCCATTATTTTTCCGGTTCGCCCGTCGCCACTGTGATTTCATCGGAAATATCAGATGAGGTCGAGGTATACACGGTTGAGGTTTCTGAGAGAAGAATTGATATTGGAGGATTATTATGACGAGAAGACCAAAGCACCGTACTGGGAAGTATGAATCAAAGAATCAGGCGCGGCCTCAAGAGATTGAGCTAACCAGCAAGACGTTTAAGGGGGCGAATCTGATTGGGTTCCTGATCTTCTTGCTGGCGTTTGCATTTCATAACGTGACCTGGATCGCGGCTCCTTTGGCCTTGATTGGTCTTGGCTTCTTCGCCTTCGGAACGATCGGCGGGTGGTGGCATCATGGTTGATTCTGATCTTGAGGTTATGACTAAATCTGAATTGATTAGAGAAGAGGGGCGAATCCATAACCTTATGGAGAAGTTGGAATTAAGGGACAGCCAAATCAAGGAGCTGATTCATCGTAAATTTCCAACGGAGATGGAGTTGCAGCTCGGGAAGGTTCATAGCGGGGAAATTACTCGGGAAGAGTTCTTCCAGTGGGTTCTTTTACGTGAAAAGAAACTCCATGTACAAGCATATGGCGTAGTCCTCAATCGCCAAGAATCTGATTGATGATCCGTTTGGTTGATGTCGGATCTGCTGGGTCGATGGCTTTAAGCAACTCGATGACATGACGGGGAAGGTGTTCGCGGGGTTTGTCGCCTCCTTCTTTTAGGTAGCGCTCTGGTCCCGCTGATATTATTTCTGCCTCTTCTCGACCCACGGACGTGTATACCTGGGTGATTTGGGGGTTGCTGTGTCCGACTGCCTTTGTCGCTAGCGCCTGCGACACGTCTGCCAGCCCTAGGCTTCTGACGTAGGTATGTCTCAGGCTGTGAAAGCCTTTGACGCAGAGGTTTTTCCCGGTTGGACTTTTGACGTGGCGGTTTTTGATGCCTGATTTCTGCCACGCGATGTCTAGGTAGTGATATACTCTTTCGCCTGGGCCTTTGTCGTATGCCGCGTTTGACCAGGGGCAGACTTCTTCTTGGGTGGGCGGGGCGTTGTCGATTCGTTGTTTTAGGGCGTTGTAGAGCGCGTCGGGTTGGTCGGGGAGATCGAATACGGGGATCTTTGAAAGGACTGGGGCGCGTTTCTTGTGTCGGGTTTTGGCTGCAACGCGTTTTATGAGTCGGGTTTCGAGGTCGACTTCTGATATTTGCAGGGTGGCGCAGTCTTTGAGGCGTTGGCCGGTGCCTAGGCCGATGAGTGCAAGCAATTGGAGGTCTCCGTGTTGGGCACCAGCTGGTGTGGTGGCAAGGCAGGCGTCGAGGAAGGCGAGGACTTCTTTTCTGCTGAGGGGCTGTTTGTTGACGTTGTCTTGGCCTCGGATCTTTATGCGTTTCCAAGGATTGTCTGGAAGGTCTATGTGTTCTTGTAGGATATCCCAGATGGTGGCTAGGCGTCCGCGCATGGCGTTTAGTGTTGCTTTGCTGTTGCTGTATCGCGTTTCATAGTCGGCTAGGTAGTGGCGTGCTTCTTCGCCTCGGATGTCTTGCAGGTATTTGGCCGGCGGGTGGAGTGCGAGGCGTTCGATGCTTAGGGTGTATTTGCGCAGGCGGTCGGCGGTGTAGGTGGATCGGAAGGGGGAGTCGCGGAAGATGGGCCAGACTTCGCTGATGGGGCTCCATTGTTGTTTGTGGATGGCAGAAAGTTCGTCGTCGGCTTGGATGACGCGTTCGCGGAGCCGGATGGCGTAGTCGCGGCGGTTGAGCGCATTGATTTCGTCCATGATCTTTTTTTGCGCTTTGCGGGCGCTGGGGAGATCTTTTATGTTTTTGCCTTTGGCATCGTAGAGGGCGCGTCGGTCGCCTCTGCGTACCTCTAGATAAAAGTTTCCTTCGCGGCGGTCGTCAGCGGGGATGTATCGCCCGTTTTTTAGGCGCTTGTAGAGGTGGCCTTCAATGGTTTTGCCTGTGGCTCGGGTCTTTTTCTGGCCTGTTTTGGGTCGTAAATTTCGTTTTGGTTTCGCCACCGTTTGGTCTCCAGTAAACTATTTTTGATCTGCTTTGCACATTGTTGCGCGTTTTGCGTTGGGATTGTAGCAGATGTCCCCCAAGGTATCCACATGATTTCGTAAGTAACTGTGGTTGCAATGTCGATAGGCTTAACTTCTGGCTCGGGGTGCTTTTTTGTGTTCGGTCAATTATAGGGGTTAATATTGCGTTTTTAGGTAGTAAAGATGGGCCTTTGGTGGGGATTCATGCCGTTTTTACTGAAAAGGGGCGTTGAACCATATTGCACTGTATTTAACTGCATTTGACTCCCTTCTAAATCGGCTTTTTGTCCCACAAATCTACCACGGGATTGCATCACGATTTTGGTCAGCTTACAATAAATTTGTGCGGAAGCCTTTTGAGCATCATCCATTAATTGAGTCCGAGCCATTTATGGCCGAAGATGTCTTCGCTTGCCTCTGTGCGGATATCCGAAAGAACGGATTGAAGGAACCTATCTTGCTAAAGGGCGGGAAGGTCATCGACGGGCGCGCTCGGATGGCGGCTTGCCTCTTCGTTCGAGTCAATCCTCGGTATGAGATCTTCTCTGGATCGATTGAGGAAGCGGAGGATGTCATTTCCTTGGCGGGATGGAAACCGGATGAAGGTACGGAGGTCGCGACGATCGATGAGATCGTTGACATGGTGGCAGAGACGGAACGTGCTCGGGAGACTCGATCCGCTCGCAAGTGGAGATCGGGCTGGGTAAGTTATGACATACTTGCTCAAATCATTACATGGGAGGACGTTATGGTCGGTAAGAAGGCGCGGATTGATGAGGGGTTTCAATTTCTGCTTGAGGTTAACGAGGAATATCCTGATGGCGGTCCGCTTCTGATGATGCGTCTCCGTTACCCTGGCATTACCCAGACCGAGCTGGGGAAGCGGTTGAAGGTCTCGCAGAAGACGATCAATAAGCGGGTGAAGCGATTGCTTGAGCAATGGCCTGAGCTTGAAGGGGTTTTGCAGTTCAGCAAGGGGGGTCGATATGAGTGAACAAGAAATCGAATGGCCTGAGCCTCAGCCGATTGAGACCGTTCCAGAAGGGGTGTGCGTTCTGATTTACGACTCAGCAAATAAGGGTTGGGTTGCTGACCTGATTGATCGTGGTGGTGGCAGGGATGAGATACATGCAGACTACACCTTATGGCTACCGTACCCACCAAATCCCCGAGAGCCAGTAAAGGTCAGCGACATCGCAGGGCTTCAGGCGTTCATGGGCGTGAGCGATGATTTGGAAGTTATTGAAGGTGACGCATTAGATCCCAAAGTGATTCAAGAGATTGCTGACTTAAAACATTTGGACGCAATCAAGGCTGAGGATGGCGATGGGAACATGTACGAGGTTGGAACGCCAACCAAGCGAGCCGTCCTCGTCAAAACTCAAACATGCCCTGTCATCGACAAGCTGATTGGTTCGGCTGAATGGCTCGACGATTACATACTCGCAGAGTTTCGTGAACGCTCAAAGGTCGGCATCAAGAAGTACGGCAAGACGCTAGCGAGGACCGACTATAACAAAGCGCAATGGCTTACCCATCTGATCCAAGAGCTAATGGATGCAGCGGGTTATGAGATGGCATTTGGCGAGGACAGTCAGGAGCTTTTGGAGATGGTTGAATTCCGTTGGCATCAGCGCCAACAGCTAATTGATGATGGCATGGAGTGGCGAGTATGAAATCATTACCAATACTCGCGCTCCTACTTCTCAGCGCGTCCGGTTGCCGAAGCTGGCACGAGCATACACCCGATCCGCTATGTCCCTTTGAACCGGCTCCCGCGATCCCTCAGCCACCAAAGTGCAAGTGCGATAAGTGTCTGGATAGAGATGAACGATTCATGCAGATGGTTCGCGATGCGGTTAAAAGGCAGGCGCATCCTTATTATTTATTTACTGAACCGGATTGTTCGGACTGCCTCCCCGCCACTACCCCTCCCCCCTATTAGGTTCTCCTGAGGGGGGTACCCCTATCTTGCTTTAGGTTCCCGACTTTGAATTTTTCCGCGACATATTAAAATATTTTACCACGCACGCTATGAAAACGGTGACAAAAATAATTATGCGCCCTGTTCGTGATCTGATCGCGGCAGAGTATAATCCACGTAAAATCAGTGACGAACAATTCAGAGAACTTTGCGATAGTATCAAGCGGGGCGACTTTGTTGAACCGGTCATCGTAAATATGCATCCTGAAAGATTGAATATTCTGGTGAGCGGTCACCAACGGGTCCGCGCTGCGCATGCGCTTGGCATCGAGGAGGTACCAACCGTCGAGGTTGAATACGATCTTGAGCGCGAGCGGGAAATGAATATCCGCATGAATAAAAATACAGGTGAGTTTGACCTGGGTATTCTTTCCGCTGAATTCGACTCGGTTGACCTTGAAAGCTGGGGCTTTGATCTTGAGAAGTTTGAAGAGGATTTGAAGCTTGAAATCGGTGTTGATGAAACACCCGAAGTCGAAGATGATGAGGTGCCAGAGGTGCCAGAAGATCCGACGACCAAGCCTGGGGATGTTTGGAAGCTTGGACGGCATCGGTTGATCTGCGGTGACTCGACGGACGCGGATGTGGTTGGGAAAGTTTTAAATGACCAATCGCCATTTATGATGGTTACGGACCCGCCCTATGGCGTTGAGTATGATGCTGACTGGCGAAACCAGGCAATGCGTGCCGACGGCTCTCCCAGCGATGGGAGAGCCGTCGGCAAGGTAGAGAACGATGATCGGGCAGACTGGTCAGAAGCTTGGGCGCTATGTCAGGCCGATGTTTGCTACGTTTGGCACGCCTCAGTTTTCACAAAGACAGTCGCTGAATCACTTGAATCTTCAGATTTTGTACTTAGGTACCTGCTGATATGGGCCAAGAACCAGCTCGCAATTGGTCGAGGTCATTACCATCATAAGCATGAGCCATGCTGGTATGGTGTTAGAAAGGGGGCGACAGCGAAGTGGCAGGGGGACAGGAAGCAGACGACAGTCTGGGATATTGATAAGCCAAGTAAGTCGGAAACGGGCCACAGTACCCAAAAGCCAATCGAGTGCATGGCGCGCCCTATTCGGCATCACGGTGATAAGGACGATCTAGTCTACGACCCGTTCCTCGGGTCTGGAACAACGCTGATCGCGGCTGAACAGCTTGGACGAACGTGCTACGGTTGCGAGCTGTCGCCTGCCTACTGCGATGTTATTGTTCAGCGCTGGGAGAACCTGACAGGCGAAAAGGCAGAGCTTGAGTAACTTAGCGGATACGGTTGGCAAGGCGCTTGATGCTGATTTAATCAATATTCTCAAGCGGGTTCAGGCGGGGAAGCCCCTGACGAGCGAGCAAAGGAATCGGCTGGAAGAGTCTCGTCTTAAAGATGAGCCGGTTAAAAATAAGAAAAAACATCCCAAGCATGTGAAGACCTTGACTGAGCTGGCGGAGATCGTTGGGATCGATCGGACTACGTTGACCAAGAAGTTTCGGAAGATTGAAGGCGCTCCTTCTAAAAAGAAGTGGGGTTGGCCGGTTCAGGCTTGGCTCGATTTTGTCCAGGCGGTGAAAAATAAGTCGGCGGAGGATTCGCCAGATCTTGAGCGGGACAAGGCGAAGCGGATTAAGTGGGACGCTAAATATGCCATGACCCGAACCATGAAGCTTCGGGGAAAATTGATAACACGACGGTCTCATGTTGAGCGGATGCATGAATTTCTTTCTGTCCAGATGCAGGGGCATGAGGAATGGCTGGCGGGGGCCGCTGATCTTGGCGCGGATCTTTATCTGTTGGCTGAGGCTTATGATAAAAAGTGGCGAGCTTGGTACGCTGACAAGTTGGATGCCTTGGGGGATGAGCTGGATCTAGACGAAGACGAGGAATGAGTACGGCTTCTTCTTTGGCGGCTCAGGTTCGGCCGCTTCCAGACATTCCGGTTTGGCAGTACGCGGCAGAGAACTTTAATTATTCGCGGGCGCCTGAGTATGATACGCCACGGATGGGTCCGTTTGATCCTGACTTCGCTCCTTTTTATAAGGAGGTGATGGAGGCGGTAAATGATCCGTTTACGAAATTTGATTATACGGTGAAGTCTACTCGTTCGGCGATGTCTGAACACTTTTTGACCGCGATGCGTTGGAAGAAGATCCACAAGCCGGCGCCGACTCTGTTTATTGCAGCGGATCAAAAGGGCGGGGAGGAAGCGTTTGATACGCGAGTCAAGCGGGGGATGAAGTTGTCTCCTGAGCTGCAACGGCTTTATAAATCGGCGATCTCAAATGAACATGTTATCAAGTACCCGCAAATGGATTGCATGCTGGGTTGGCCTGGGGGCGCGTCGACGCTGAAGCAGACAGGTTTCGATTTGATTGTGGCGGATGAGCTGAGCTTGTGGAAAGCGATACTGGTTGATATGTTGAAAAACCGGACGGTGACTTTTCCGTTTTCTACGATCTACGCGGGGAGCTCGTTAAACCCGATGCTTCGGGCGCCGATGGATGAAGACCCGATGTGGGATTTGTTTCTTGAGGGGGATCAGCGCTATTGGTTTATGCAAGATCCGAAGACGGGCAAGCCGTTCCGGTTTCGCTTTGGGGATTCGGATTCGGATGACGGGTTAAAATGGGACCAGGGGGCGAAAGATCCGCTTACGGAAAACTGGGACTTGAATCGGGTGGCGTCGACGCTTCGCTATGTGACGCCTTGCGGGACGGAGATCGATTTTAAGGATCGCAAGAAGATCGTGGCGACGGGGGAATGGGTTCCGACGAATGAACACGCTTTGCCTGGGGTTCGCTCGCGTTCGGTCCATGGCATGATGTCGCCTTTCCTGAGTTGGGAGCTGATCGCCACGAAGTATTTGCAGGCGATTATGAAGAAGGACCCGACTGCGATGCGGGCGGTTTATGGCGAATACTTGGCGGAACCGTTTACGGATGATGAAGAAACCTCGATTACCCTGGATACGCTGACGGAGCGGAATCTGCTGGGCTACCATTCCGGTACGGAGCTTCTTCCGTTGCTGTGCCAGAAGGCGAAGACGGCGCCTGATATCTGGGGCGACTTCGATATTCTGAGCAAGAAGGAAAAGGTTTATATCATGGGCGGGGACATCCAGAAGGACCGCGAATACTGGATGATTTTGGAATGCATCGAGGATGGTGATTTTGGAATTTATGGCGCGGGGCAGACCTTCGGGCTTGAGGAAATGCAGGAGTTGATCGTGCAGCATAGTTGTGTCCGCATGATGGTGGATCAGCGCTATGCAAAGCGGCAAGACGAGCTTCGGAGCTTCGGCCTTGCCCATCGTTGGAGTCTTTGCAGTGCGTTTACGCCTGCGAGCGCGGAGAAGAAAGAAGAGGATCGGAAGGACCGGACCGCGAAGTTTGATCTTCCGTGGACGGCCTCGCGTCGTTGCATAAAGACGGGGAAGCCCACGAAGCGGAAGAAAAACACGGTTTTACACATTGGCTTTCGGAACGATCTGTTTACTCGGGAAGCCCTGGCATTAATTGCGGGGGAGGGGAACGTGGGATTGCATCTGCCTACGGATGCAGCGGACGAGTTGAGGGCGCATCTTAGCGGGGTGAAGATGGTAAATGGACGGGTTGAGAAGGCGCGGTCGCGGATTGACTGGTTCGATTGTTTTAAAAACTGCGTCGTGGGGGCTCGGATTCATGAGATTGGCGGGAAGCCGGTGTACTGTCGCCCTCTGAATGTTTAGGAAATTACTTAAAGAAAAAGAATCGGAAAATAAATCAACTTTCTACTTGGCATCAAGTAGAAAGATGTGGTAGGATAAGTCATGGCGATCACCGCCACCCGCCCCTCGCGGATCGAGGGATTGAATAAACGAAAGAATACATCATGAGCATTACAATTAAATCAACTGAGTTCGAAGTATCAACCACCTCAGGCGTCTATGAGGCAACCATTTCAATGCATATTAACGCTAATGATCATCTGGCGGATGATGCAAAGGTCTTAGAAGCCTATATTGACGGTGGTGACTGGGCGCCAGAAACCCTGACGATTGAAAAACATGGGGAAGAAGATGTTGTCTACGATCTTAAAGAAGTTGTGGAAGGAGATCACGACAGCGGTAAACCGACCCTACTTAAATACGTATAAGGGCTCATCTAATGAAAAAAGAAGCAGCTATATTCGCAGACGATCTATTTGAAAAGGGTTTCCACTTTGGCGAACCATCTGAAGCTAGAATTGCAAGCATTGCAGCCAAAGGAGCCTCTTACAAATACAAATTTGAGTGCCACCGTCGGAAGGATGCCGACAGCGTAGCAGGCGACGGTACTGAAGTTGACGCTTGGGATCTCGTATTCCATGACGACGGCTCAATCTTGGAAGTTCGTTATTCAGGAGAGCCAGGAAACTGGCAGGTCAAATGATTTTCGACAAGAATTCCAACAATCACAAGTTTGAAAAGCCTTCTCGGATCGGATGCCAGATCGAGCAATCCTACAAAGCAAAGCTTGTTCGCCACGTTCGGCCCCGAAAGCTCGCGGACTGGCTTCGGGAAGCGATTGAAGAGAAGCTTGATCGTGAAACTAAGCATTAAATAATAAAGAATCTGCCATTGAGTGGCAGATGAGCAATACCGACCTGCCATTTTGTGGCAGGTTTTTTTGTGGGGGTATAACTCGCGACCTTTATGTAGAGTGAGCCAAGATTTAATTCCAGACCCCCAAAAACCTCCCCCAGCTGGTCCGTCTCCTGAAGTGATTCAGGAGATTCAGGACTTGCTTGCGGCGGAGTATGATAAAATCCCTGAGGACTTGGCGGAGCTTTTGGCGGCCAAGCGCGAGCTAAAGACGCTTGCTTGGGAGGATTGCAACCTTTCTAGCTATTCGGTGCGCGGGCGCTCGTTCTCTTTCCGTGGACCGGCTGACATCCTGACGGCTTACAATTGGGTTTGTAAGTGCATCGCCGATATTGAAGCGCTTTGCGGGACGCCTGCGCCTACGGGCTGGGCTTGCAATAATGCGAATCTTGGGCGCTCTCGTCGGTGTCATTCGCGGGGTCGTCGATGAGCGGGGGAACGTACGTTGACATGAAGGGCCTTTGGGTTCCTGCGGATGCGCTGGAAAATGCGTCTTATGATGCGGCGAAGCCTGGGCGTCGTCGGATTCAGACGCGCCAGCGAAAGGGATCTGAAGACTGCGTTACTCGTTGTCGGTCCCAGCTTGTTGCGGAATCGCTGGACGCGATGCGGAATTCTCCTTTGGTGGGGGCGATCATTGGCAACGCGATTGACCTGGTACTCGGCAAAGAGGGCCTGAAGTTTAAGCCTGATACGTCTGATCCAGAGTGGAACCGTCAGGCGCAAGAATTTATTCAAGAACGATCCAAGAAGGTCGATGTTCGCGAGCGCTACACGATGCGCGAGTTTCAGCGCCTTTGTTTGATCCATCGGATGTTTGAAGGCGAATTGTTTATCAATCGCGTCGAGTCTGGATTGCTTCAGCCGATCGAAGGATGTCGGATCTGTACCCCGAAGCCCAAGAAGCGCAAGGGCAAGGATGTCGAGCCTCGTGATCCGATCACGGACGGGGTGCAGTGTGATCGCGATTCGGGCAAGCCGATCCGGTACTGGGTGGCCCAGCGCACGAAAAAGGGGCTGATTGATCGGGAGAAGGTGAATTCGGTCGAAGAGGAAAGCATGATTCGCTGGACCCGGGATATCCGTTTCGACCAAGAGCGCGGAACCGGTGATTTGTGGCCGGTTCTGAACAAGATCAAGGATCTTGAGCGGTTGGATCAAGAGATTATTTCCAAGGCGATTCTCGATGCGCTACATGCCTGGTTTATCAAGGGTGAAGGTGCTTCGGAGTTTGCGGAGGGCATGGGGGATCTGAGTCGTGATCTTGAGTCGGGTGCCAAGATCCATGAGGAAGATACTGAATTCGGCAAGATGCTTTACAGCAACGATCCTTCTGCGGATGCGAAGTCGTTGGCTTCCGCGACGCCTAACGCGACGATTATTCCTTATATGGCGGCTTGTGTTGAGCATGTCGCCAGTTGCCTGAGAATGTCACCGGAGGGATTAACCCGCAAGACGAGCGCCTCTTTCTCAGCGGGGCGTTATATTCTCAAGCGGGATCATGACTCTGCCAAGGCGATGGCCTGTGATTTGGCCGAGGTGTTAACGCCTTGGTATCATTGGCAAATCTTCATGGGGATTCGTGACGGGCTTTTGCCGGCGGCTCCAACTCGCTCGCTTCCGAATGGGGTTGAAGTCTCGGAACAGCATAAGCTTCGGATCATTGGGCCTAGGGAGATTCAGTTTGATCCTGGCAAAGAGGCGTCCGCCATGAAGGAGCAATGGAACCTTGGGTGTCCTGTGCTTACGGAAAAGGCGATCGATATGGGCCTGAGCATCAACGAGATGCTTGCCGAGAAGGGCAACGAGATCAAGGCGGCCATGGAAGTCGCCAAGGATATTGGCGGGGGGCTTACGTGGCGGGATATCATCAATGCGGCGGTGCCTGGACAGCTTACGTCGGTCGAGGCTTCGGCCAAAGTCGCGTCTGAAGGGGCGGACTCATCTAGTGAATCAGACGGGGAGGAAGCGTCGGGGGTATAACTCCCGACCTTTATGTAGAAGATGAGTAAAAAACTTAACATATTTGATATTAGCGCGATGGTCACGGACCAGGCGGACGGCTCACGCTCTGGCGAAGTCGACCTTTACGGTTACATTGATTACGACAGTGATTGGGCGGACTTCGCTACGGACGCGCATACGGCCACGACCTTCAAGCGGGAAATTGACGCGCTGGGGCTTGGTGCCGGGGATCGTATCCAAGTGAATATCCAGTGTTATGGTGGATGCGTCGATGAGGGGATTGCGATGTACAATTACCTCAAGGATCATCCTGCTCATGTTACCGCGAAGATTATGGGGATCGGTGCATCTATGGGGTCGGTTATCCCTTTTGCAGCGGATGAAATCATTCTGCCAACTGCGGCGATTCTTTTCCTGCATGAGCCTTTAATGGGGATTTACGGCAATTTGACCGATTTCGAAAAGGCGCATCGCAAGCTTCAGGAAACTGCGGACCGCTTGGCTGGTATTTACGCGGAGAATTCAGACCTCAGCAAAGAGGAATGGCGAGCGCACATGAAGAACGAGCTCACGATCTCCGGTGCTACTGCTTCAAATTACGGACTGAAGAAGATCACAGTGGTTGATGCTCCGGTTAAAATCGCGGCTTGCGTGGGGATGCTTCCTCATGGCGATGAACGCGTCAAAATTTCTAAGGCGCTCCGAGCGGCTGCTTCGATGCGGTCCGAGACCGGCCCCGCCTCTCAAACCAAACATGCCAAAAAAGGGCAGACTATGAATAATAGCAAAGCAGGTGCCGGTCTTGGCGCTTTATTTCTTAATGCGGTTACCGCGATGGTAACCGATGATACTAATCAGGCTGGAATTGTTTCCGGCCTCGCGAGCGCGATGGGGCAAGCTGATACATCGACTCTCGTCGATTTAGCTACTCTCGCGGAAGGTGATTTGGATTTGGCGCAAGCTGGCGCGGATTACCTTGGGGTTACGCTTCCTGAAGGCGATGCGGAAGGCGACGCGGATGAGCCGAAAGACTCTGACGCCTCTGAACCGGCTCCAGCGCCTACGATGGCGCAATTGCAGGCGGATCGTCACGCGGCCGAGCTTCGTACGGTTCAAGCTACGGCGGAAGCGGTTACTCGTGAGCGCGATTTGCTTTCTGAGCGGGTTGCAACGGCTGAAGCCCAGCGCGATGCGTTGGATGCTGAAAAGTCGAACCTCGCCACCGTGCTGGCGACGGCTCAAGCGGACCTTTCTACGGCTCTAGCTGACCTCGATTCGCATAAAGCGGTCTTGGCCGGCAAAGCGGAATTTAAACACGCGTCGAGTGGTGGCCCTGCCGTCCCATCTGGCGTCGCGCCCGAAGCGTCTGCAACCAGTTTGGTCGAAGCGTTGGCTTCTGCCAAGGCCGAAGGCCACCAAGCTACTCAAGCCTTTTTCAAAGAGCTGTCGGACCAAGATCGTCAGGCGCTTTCAAACCAACTTTCTAAAACCTCCTAAGGATTAACCATGCCATCTATTCCACTCATCCAGGAGGAATTGACCTCCATTGTTATCGAAGACCTTTATAAGGTCGGTCTCGACCTCGACAAGTGCTTCGGCATTGACGAAATCGGATCTACCGACACCATGAGCTCAATGGGAGGGCGTTGCAACAAGCTCACCCTCCATTGCCAAACCTTTGAAGGCAAAGCCGAAACCATTCCTGCCGCTGATTTCTACGGATCTCTTGACGGAAAAACCGACTCAACCATTGATCGTGGTGCGTTGAAGGGTTGCGGGCCTTGCCTTACTCCGGTTGAAGTAGAAATCGACGACATCTGTCGCTACTGCTTCAAATTGACGCCTGAGATGCTTAACTGCTGGAACAATGACATGCTCAATCGTAGCATCGTCAACGAAATCCGTTACGGCATCAACGCGGTTGCCTGCAAGATCATGATCAAGGGCTTGCTCTTGATTCAAGAGGCAGTCACTGAGTTCAATGAAGGGGCTGGGGTTCAGTCTATTGATCCAGCTGCTTTCCAGTGGCGCGATCTTTTGGGTATTCGTTCCCACTTCAAAAAAGCCTGTCGCGACACGAATATCTGCGGGATGCTCGGCGTCGATTACTACACCGAGCTCATTGCTGAACTCGGTTGTGACAAGCAAATGCCTACCGAGTCCTACGGTAACGCGATCATCACCGGTGGTGAGCTTCCGAATTCTCAGACGGCTGGGATCAACATCATGGAGTTCGAGAAACTCTGCGAGGGTGATTTGGCCGAGATTGGTGGCGTATTCGGAGTTAAATCCGGTATGGCATTCAACACTCGTCAATGGATCAACCTCGACGGTAAACCTCTCAGTGGCTTGCAAGAGTTTGGTGCGATTACCAACAGCGACATGCTTCCGGTTGGGGTTAAAAACCGTATGGCGTTCCGCGATCCGAAAACGGGTATCACCATGTGGATGGATTTCGTCATGAACGGCTATGAGTCTTGTGGCATCAACATTTACGCAGAACCTGCGATGAAAGTCATCAAGCCAGAGAGTTTCTGCCTCGTGACGAAAGCGAAGGGCTAAGATGAGCATCGAACTTCTTGTACTTTTCACCGATGCCGAGGGCAACACGCTCAAAGCTGATTTGCGTCAGGGCGAAGGTGTTACCTTTGCCTCTGTAAACGCAGAGATTGCAGAAAAGGCGCTGGCGGGATGCAACAAGACCCGTTCGGCTGCCATCTATAAAATCTCTGGACGGGGCAAGGGCATGCGTCTCTTGCGCCTCCAGCAGTTTAAGCCGAAGCCTGCCAAGGCCGAAGAGAAGCCAAAAGCCAAGCCGAAGGTCAAGGCTCCAGCTCCAACCTCCTAATTGTTCATTAACCTTCCTGGAGGCCCTCCTTCGTTTCACGAGGGAGGGCCTTTTTCCCAATTTCTATTTTACCATGAAGCATCTCGATCTTTTTAAAGCCAAGTGCGCGTTGATGGCCAAGACCTTTTTCTCGAAAGGCGCAATCGCTCCGCTTACCTTCCCGCTGACATCTGACTCGGTTGACTTCGGGCCTCGTGGCGAGGGTGAAACCCTTACCGGTCTTGTTTCGCCTCGTGCTGGCGCGAATGTGCTTTCGATTCCTGAGCCCGCGATGCCTGGCAGTGATGAATTCGCGGTCTTGGCGGCTGAAGTCGAGGATGTTGTCGCTCAGGTGCAATCTGATTTGTGGCCTAGTGCTTTTCTAAAGGCGCATTATGACGGTCCGAACCCTGCTTTTGATGGGGCGGTTATTCCTGCCCCGCTGAAGTTGGCGGGGATTACGGATGCAAAATCGGCTGCAGCTGCGGTCCGGATGGATCATCCTTTGGACTTGTATCGTTTTATTGAGCGCTGGTTGTTCTCCGAAGGCTTTTCGCCTCGTGGATCTACGGCTCACGTTGGCTTTGTCGAGCGGGTTGGGCGTCAGGCGCGGGTGTTGAGCATTATCGCCCGTACCTTTGATGAATGTGTCTTTCCGACGAAGTATTTCTTTGGGCGTTTGCGGCCTGAAGAACTCTTCCAGATCGATGGCGGGGTTTTTACCGCGTACCCTGAAGGATGCCCAGGACATCCCGAATTCGTTGCCGGTCATGGCGCGGCTGCGGGTGTGGTCTTTGCGTTGATTCAGAAGTTTTGGGATCTTCCGCAGGAGACGCTGAACGTGGTTTACGATTCGTCTTATCATTTTGCGCAGTACCGTACCTTTGCCGGGGTGCATTATGCTGACGCGAATCTGGCCGGTTTGAAAATGGGCCAAGACTACGCGGAAATCATTCTTGAGGCGGATGCTCAAGTCGAAGCGGCTTTTGCGGAGGGCGATGTCGATGCCTTGATCGAGGCGGAAGCCTTGGCGAATGCGACGGCTGAAAAAGAAGACGACTGCTAAGGATTAGGATTCGATGGTTACGGCTCGTAAATTAAAACGCGATTGGTTTTGCGCTTGGAAACATTGGCTTCCAGATGGCAGGGGGCAAATCGTCGTGATTACGGGGCCAGATGGGGATCAGAAGGAATTCTGCGCCCTGATCTCGACCATCGAGTCTGATTTCTCTTTGCAGCGTTCTGGCTACGATTGCGACGAGTCTTTGACGATTGAGCTTTGCTATGATGCGCAAACGAATGAGATCGTTGGCAATAAGGCGGGTACGGTGCGATGTCCACCGCTTGAGAAGCTCGATATGGTCACGGTGAAGTCCAAGAGCGGGGACAAGGAATATCAGGTCACGGGGTCACCGGATTACCCTGGCGATGTCGTTTGCTGTTACGAATTGAGGGAATGCCGATGAGCTTTTCGGGCGAAGTGGATTTCTCTGAACTCGATAAGGCATTGCGGAAATACGTCAAAGTTAACCGTCGTGAGCTTCCTCAGATCTTGAATGCGAAGATGTTTGATCTTCAGCTTCAGGCAGCGCGTTGCACTCCGGTGGCGAAGCGTTCTGATATCGCGAGGGTTGTTGAAAATCCGAAGTATATTTCGTGGTGGATGAACCAAAAGTATGGCCGTGGTGGGTGGGATCTTGATGATCGGGCTCGGGAAGTGAAGCTTCTGGGGCGTCGTAAGTCGTCGACCACCTATTTGCGTTCGGTATTCATCAAGAGCGCGAACAAGTTTAAAGGATCTCAGCAACCGAATCGCAACGGGCGTATGCCTGCGCGTCGGGTATCGGCAAAGCAACTTCGTTTTAATACCAGAGTGGTGGCGAAGCGGGCGAGCATTCGTGGCATTGGTGATTTTGAAGCATCGGTTCGCGGTGAGCTGGCGCAGCGGGACGGGGCGGACGGTCGGAAGAAGGAGAGCCTTTTGAATTCCTGCCTTGAGCGGGCGGCGGTGATCGTGACCAAGGACATGGTCAAATACATCGATCGCAAACAGCGGGAGAATGCCAAGAAGTCGGGGTTCATCGTATGAGCTTGTATTTTGAAGCCGATATTGAGCAGGCGATTCACAAGCTTTTGATTTCCTGCATCGAAGAGGATCCGCGTCTTGCCGCGTTGGTTGGGGTTCCGATTTATCCATATTTCGGAACCGAAGAGAAGAAGAAGCCCTATATCTGCTGTGAGTTGGATACGATCCGGCTTGAGGATCAAGAGAAGTCACAATTTACAGGCAAGAAGGATCATTGGATCATCGAGGGGGGCTTTCGGGTGGTTACGGCGGCCAAGGACGGGGCGGAGCATCATGCGGAGATTGCTTCGGCAGTGCGTTGCTTTCTTTTTGCGCCTTGGGACTGGGACGCGTCTTTGCTCGGTGCCTGCCCTGATCTGCCTCACAAGATCCACCAGATCTGCCCCACATCTGCCTTGAAGCAGGTTGATTCAGACGATAACTGCTTGGTCTCGGTTCACAATTTAGAAATTTCAATCACTATCAATACGAGGTAAATAACCATGGCCAAAATTCCAGATAAATTTTCAGGCGACGAGCTTAAAACCACCGATATGCGGAGCTTGTGTCCGCATCTCTGCATCGAGAGCTGTTCGGTCGGATCTACCATCGAAGAAGTAAAACGGACCGATTACCTGGGCAATGATTGCTCGGTTAAAACGAAGGTTCGCCACACCATCACGATGCAGTTTGCCTGCAAAAAATCTTATGGCGGGAATATATACAGAGACTTCCCCCAAGGCTGTGTTGCCCGAAAAGCGCCTTTCAGTGGATCTAAGGCATTTGCTTTTCAGCCTTATGGCGCAACCGAGTGGCGGGTCACAAGTTTGACCAACCAGAAAGGGGGCGATCAAGGTTCTGGCGATACATACAACGTCGTTCTTGAGGAGTGGTGTCCTGATGGTGCAACTGCACCGCTGACAGCCCCGCTGACGGCTCCAGAAGGTGATGCGGCCAAAGACACGGCTCCAGAAGGTGACGCAAAAGCCAAGGACAAAAAGAAAGCGTAATTGATGGCGCGGCGGGTTCATACAGATCCTGACTTCTCTGCGGTTACCTCACCGCCTGTCTTGGATATCCTTGGCAGGCGGCTTCAGCCGTTTACGCTGGGGCATATCTGGGCGCTTCAAGCGACCGAGAATGCTGTTTTTACTGCGGAAGAAATCAGGCAGGACGAGATTGTCACAGCGTTGCATATCCTTGGGTTACCAGATATGTCTGCCATTCGTGACTTCCTGCGTGATCCTACGCCCGAATGCATGGACTGGTTGCCTGAAGTAGATCCGAAAGATCCGACTCAGGATGAAGAGTTTATTCAAAATGCGCTCGATCAATACATTACCAAGAGCATGCGTCGCCCAAGGCCGAACAGGTCTGAAGGTGAGGATTCTGGGGTCGAGGTTCAGGGGAAGTCGAAGTGTCCTTGGATCTGGCACTGGGTGCACGATCTGATTCATTGCGGGGTGGTTTCCTGCGCTGAAGACGCGTGGAACATGACCTTTTCAGAAGCGGCGGCTCATATTACGACGTGGATGGAACGCCAGGGGAACACGGACTATAATCCGTTTCTAAAAATGGCGGAAATGAATGGGGATTTGGACTAGCTATTTATTTGGTCTGCTAGGACGTTCAAAACCTCTGCGGGGATGGTGGCCGACTTTCCATACTTCTGGCAGGTCGATAGGGTTTTCCCCGTTGCGTTGGCAAGGTCTTCAAGCGACCAGCCAAGGAATTTAAGGACTGCCTTTAAGCCGTCGCGCTCGTCCATCGGGCTTCCCGCGTCATCTAGGATGACGGGGATTCCGTAGGAGGATGCGGAGTGTTGGGTGGTTATCCTCATACGCCCGTCCACTCCGAAGCGATGGTTTCTGCGGCTATGCCGCCAGGTAGATCATCATTGTCGAAACGTTTTTTAAACGCCTCCAGCGTGATTACTTCGTACTCGGGGTGATCTCTTAATTCGCATCTGACTCCAGACAGATCCCAGTCGCTGATTGACTCTGGATCTTCAAGGAGATAGCGTAGTTCTTCAGCCGCTTCGGCTGGGTCAAAAAAATACCACGCGGCTTTTTCCTTTTGGCACTCGACGAATAGGGAGCCGGAATTGTCGAAAATGATTTCAATATCTGCGGGCGTAATTTTGTTTTTTTTATTGCTCATACCTTAGTATACACCACAATTGCGCATTTACGCAAGTATTAATTTGCGGGAAAGCGCAACTTTCTTTCTGTGCGGGTGGGGGCATGGGGTATAACTCGCTACCTTTATATAGAGTGGCAGAGTAATGGCGAATATTTTTGTAAAGATGGGGCTTCAGTCTTCGGGGTATTTCAACACTCTGGATAAGGTTCGTGGCCAGACCGCAAAAACTGCGGAAGATATGGGCAACCGGTTTGATAATCTGGGTGCCAAGATCGCAGGGGCCTTTGCGGTTGGTGCTGTAACGAGCTTCGTTAAAAAGCAGTTGGATGCAGCGGGGGAGTTGACGCGGACGGCTGATATCCTTGGGGTTCAGGTTGATCAGTACCAGGCTCTTTCTTCGGTCCAGCGGGATCTGGGAGGTGAGACGGCGGCGCTTAACGACATTCTCAAAGACCTGAAAAAGAACTCAAGCGAAGCGCAAAACGGGAATACGGGGTTGCTTCAATCGTTCCGAGATCTGGGGATATCAACCTCGGATCTGAATGGCGATATCGGTGATCTACTTTCAAAAGTGGCTGAAGGCGAACAGAAGACTGGCAATTACAGCGCTCAGGTTAAGATTTTAGGGGAGAATGCTTTGCAGGCTCGGCCCTTGCTTCAGCGATTGGCTTCGGATGGCATTGGCGGGATTACAGATGCGGCTCGCGAAGCTGGGACAATCATTGAGGATGAACTGCTAAATAATATGGCGTTGTATTCCCAGGAGCTTGCGAGGCTTGAGCGCAACAGCGTAAAGGCAGGCGCAACGATTGCCGGAAGTTTCGCCTTGGCGGCCCGCGGTATTGCGAACTTCTTCAAAACCGGTGGCAACTCAAGCTTTGCCTCGGTTGCTGGATTAGATCCTTTGAGCATCGATGAGATTCGGGAAGATATTTTAAAAAGGCAGGCGGAGGCCAATGCCGCCTTTCAGCGGCAGGAGCAGGAGGCGCTGCAGGCAAGGTTGGCTCGTCGTCAGTCGGCTACGGCAGAATTAAAAGCCGCCGAGGCGCGTTTGTTTCAGGCGGTTGCTTCTGAGCAAACCAAGCTGGACATCCTCCTGAGTCGTCAGGGGCGGCTTGAATACGATTTAACCATTGAGAGCGATGTAACCAACGCGCTAGGGCTCCAAACCCAGATCGCGGATATCAGCATCGAGATCCAGCAGGCCCAAGCCAAAGTAGCAGCGGAAGCGCAAAAGGCGGCTTCGGCTCGTGAGCGTTCGGCTGCAGCTGCGTCCAAAGAGGCGCAGGCGTTGGCGCAAACGACCTTGGCGAGTGCGTCGTCACAGCGGGGGGTTCGTTCTGCGGCTGCCGTGGCGGCTTCGAATGATATTCAGCAGGCGGCTGAAGAGGAATTGACCGCGCTCCAAAACGAGCTTCAGGCGATCGAGGGAATTGTAAACAGCCTTGAATTTAATGTGATTGTCTCGACCAAGGGGTCTGAAGACGCGGTGCGATTCCAGTCTCAGCTTGAGCAGACCATGGCGCGGATCCAACCATTGCAGGATCGGATTGCTCAGCAGGCGATTCAGGTCGCAGAGGCCCAACAAGCGTCAGCGGATGCGGTGGCTCGTCAGCGTCGGGAACTCGAGCAAAATGCGGAGATCGTGACAGCGGAAGCGGTTCGGGATTCGGCTCGGGAAGATTACGAGGCGATTACGGCTGAGCTTAAACGGTTGCAGTCGGCTCGGGCAGGATTAGAATTTGATTTAAGCTTGGACACGACAAGCGATCGTGAAGCCCTGTCTTTGCGTCAGCGCATTGCTACCCTTTCCCGTGAGATCGAAGCCACGCAAGGTCGTCTGGCGGATCAGGCGGATCGTGTTGCGCAATCCACCGAGCGAGTGAATCTGGCGGAAGAGAATGTCGCAGAGCGCAAGGCCGCGCAACAGGTCGAGCTTGAGGCGGCCAAAAGTGCGCGGCAAGGGGCGATTCGTGATTACCGGCAGCTGGTTGATGAGCTCAAGAAGGTTCAAGGGATCTCGATTAAGCCTTTCGATGAATTTCAGGCGCGGGGGCTATTCACTGTGCCAAATGTTGGGGCCGAGCTCCAGCAGGCTAGTCGTGATCGTCGAGCGGAAGAGATGCGGCTTCGGCTTCAGACCGAGGCGAATCGTCTACTGGCTCAAATTCTCCGCGCCAACCAAACCGTTACCCGATTGGAAATCATTTAATGCCACTTTTCAAATCCATTGGGGCGGATATCTGCCTGTATTCATCCGTTCGTAAATACAAGCCTGGGGTTGGCTTTACGGTCACGAATTCTTGGGAGGGTACGCCTGCCGCGATCCAGGTACAAGAAGCGGCGGAGATCGCGGCTGCCCGAGAGACCACGCTGACCAAGGCGGGATTCTGCTGGCAGTTGGAGTCAACGGGCGCCGATCCTGATACTCCTCCTTCAGACAACGATCAAGACAGCTGCGCATGGGAGTTGGAGCCGGTGCGGCGCGGTGTCCCGCTGAAGTTTTATAGCGGTAGATTCAAGGGCTCGATTCCGAATATTAGTGAAGTCGGGGGCTTCAATCCCTTTACGGCAAATAATGGGAGGCTGACGGCAGCGCAACAGGCCAAGATGCTGGTGGCTTATAACCAGATTGATAATCTGGTACAGACCGGTGGCGAAGTTACTGCAGCTATAATTACGGAGATGGCAGGGGGGGAGGCAGCCTGCCAAGAGCTGATCTTTTGTTACTGGAAGATGTACGCACAGGGGCAAACCACGGTAGATACCTATTGTTATCGCCTGATTAAGCGGCAGACGACGCGCTGGTGTTCTGGCGTCGAGGCGTCTTATGAAAATGTAGGTTGTGTCGTTTCTGCGGCCTCTCTGCAGGGGGATATTAGCAGCTGCGCCGCCTTGAATTTCCCGAACGGCATGGAGTGGATTAAGAATGTTCCGCGAGTTACCTATAACGATAACGGAACCTATACGATTTATCAGACTTGGGACGGATGCCCTGGGGTTAGTCGCAAGCTCTACGGGGGAAGCGTCGGACCATGAGCCAAGACGATTTACCGCTCCAGCTAGACGCGGGGCAAGTCGCTGGGCCTCGGACCATTCGGGCGATCCGTCAATGGATGCGTCGGCGATGCCTGTTGCCTGCGGCGGATGGGTGCATCACCTGGGATCAATGCTCTGACGGGATTCGTCCGGTCTGTAATTTTCAGGTTCCCGCTGGCGGTCCGATTGTTGAAACCGGCTATCCATTTAAGCCGACGAAGACTAATGACGACGATGGCAACGCTCTGCTGAATATCCAGCATGGTTGGATTAAACCTCTCGGCCTGTCGACATCCTGCGGTGGTAACACGCAGTACACCAATCAGCCCACCTTCGAGGGATCGGATTGGCCTACGGATGGGGATGCGACAATGCCTCTACCTGCGACGGGCATCTATGACATCTTAGCTTGCATCGAAATCAAGGCGGGCACTCTAGACGTAGAAACCAGCGCCGCAGAGCGATGCCTATGCGCGTGCATCCGTGGCGTCGACGTCATCGTCCGAGATGTAACGGCCCTGCCAACATCGACGCCGTGGAAATGCGGCGTCGACGATCCTGATGACGAAGCCAATAATGTCGCTGCGGTCGACGGCGAAATCTACACCTGCATTGGCAAGATCGACATCGTCAATGAGACAGATGAATGCTCGGTAAAAATCCTTAACAGCGGCACGGAGTCAAATCTGTTCATAAATTGTTGCAATGGCAAAATCGATCTCATCGGCGATGGGAGAGCCGCGTAATGGCGCAACCGAATAACCATACCGTTTGGTCTCGATTCTTTCAGACCGGGGGAGGTTGCTTGGCTAAATGCGGCTGTAAAAACTGCGAACGAGGTGACTTTGTCTGGCCAGACTGCTCAGGAGACGAGCCCGGATGTTTCACAAATCGCGGGGTGAGGATTAAGTTGGATGCCGGATCATTGGAGTCCAATCCTACTCCTGTAGGAGATACAAATAAAACAATTACGAGTATTGATTTCACTGAAACTGAGCTTTGCATTTATGACGACGGTTGCCCAGTAGGCCGCGCTACATTTGAGTCGGAAGGGCCAAATGGGGAGACGATTGCTTATTGCCAGACGTTGTGGCTAACTGCGACCTCCATCACAGTTGGCGGGGGATGGAGGTTTTGGCTGAGCACTAGCGGCGCCTTTGGTTTTGGTACAATCTTGGCTAAATGGTTTTTCCAAACCCCCCAGACTTGCGAATGCAGAAGCAAGGTAAATACAAGTAACGATTTTATTTTGGAGGGTACGTTAGGTCTCGAAATCTGCCCCGCGTGTTGCGAAATAGCAGAGAAGCCAGATGCCCAATGTGCAATTGGGGATCAGGGGACTGGGCTTTGTAAATGGATGCCTAGGTGTATCAGCGTCACCCTGTCGGAGTGGCAGCCGTGCATGCCGGGCGGATGCTACTTTTTGAGCGGCGAGGGAAGGGAGGACAGCAATGGGGAATGCAAGCCGACCTATACGAATGCCAAGGTAACTTATTACTCGGCAACTGTTTCGGCTTGTTACCAAGGGGGTCCGACGCGTTACACCTTGGCGCAGAAAGGCGACACTCGCGTGATTGTGGGGCAGGTAGAAACCTACGCAGATTGTAGTGCCCCAGCTGTTTGCGACGGAGATCTAATAGGGACCGTCGAACTGAAGCACGGATTTATCCCGTATAGCCTTGCTCCAGACGCCCCGATGATCATCGGATCGGCCCAAGCCGAGTGCTTTGATTGTGAGGCGTTTAGGCAGGGTACCCCTGTTACTTTAAAAAACGAGCCTCCAACCACGGGGAGTTTTCGGAATTTTAGCGGAGGGGAGGCAGTGCCTTGCCCAGACCTCGGAGAGATTTGGGTCGGCGTGCTGGTCGGCGTGCTGGAGGGGGGCGAGGACCCGGACGAATGTAGTGTGGCGACCACATCTGACCCTAATGACGGGACGTTCGACCCTGTCCCCCAGTTTGAGGCGGTATTTACCACTACTCCTCCGTTTATTGAGATTGTCCAGGTAGGGGTGCTCGTTTGGGATGTCAGCGGACCCTATCCCACTTATAATGCCGATGGTCATTGGTCGCGCGCTACGATCCAAGCGGATTGCGACACCTGCGTAGCGTGTTGCCTCCAATATTTGGGCGATCTTCGAGAGACGTTTTATCAGGACGGTGGTATTATTACCAGTATCGAAACGGAAGACGGAGTTGTAACGCCGGTGGCGTTACCGGCTACAGACGCCGCTGCATTTTTAGCCGCGACAGGCGGGGAAATCTATGAGAATAATAATGTGTTCGAACTGTATTGCTTT